AGCTATTCCAGCACCCTTTACTACTTTTCCCTTTATACTTCCTCGGCGACCCCTTCCGCCACGTCCGCCACGTCCGCCACCACCACCACTCAAAAGTCTATCAATAATCCCTTCAGTAGCTCCGGAAACTAATGCAGAACCTATACCTGGTCCTTCCTCATTTCCACCACCCCCACCTTTACCGCCACCTTTAGAACCAAGATTATTAATTGCATCTAATAATTTACTATCTCTTAATGCCTGTTCTCTAGCATTTTCTTCATCATATTGAGATTTTGTTTTAGCAGAATCTACTTGATATCTCAATAATCTAGTTTGTTCAAGAATGTTCGCATTCATCAATTGCAATTCACGAACAACAGCACTATTGAAGTTTGAACTATCAGATGGCCCACTAGATGAAGCTGATCCTCCGCCACCACCTTTTCCACCACCACTACTTCCAGCGCGAGCGTTTGCACTATTTCTCAAACTTTGAGCAAATGAATATGCCCCAGTTATACCAGGCATTTCAGATGTTGCAGACCCTCTTATCGCTGCTCCTATTCCAGTAGCTGAACCTCTTGCAGCGTTTCTAGCAGCTTCAGCTAAAGCTGCTGCGTAATTTCCTATTGATGCCATTAGCCTCTATCCAAAACAGAATCAGGATTCGAATTAATCGTAGGCTTTTTAACTACTGGTCTTGACGGTTTAACATCATTGACTGGAGTTACTGTGTCTGTGATTTTTTCTGAACTAAAAGTAGTTTGCTGTTGAATTGGCGATGGGGAACCAATAGTTGTTGGAAATGTACTAGCACCAGCAATCTTTTCTTGTCCACGACTCCAAGCAGCAACTCCAAGAACTGCACCCATTGCTAGATGATACAATCCTGCGCCTTGAAGAGTGATTGGATTCCATTGACTTGAAACATTACCATGTTGAACTGCTTGAAGCACCGACCATAAAATTGGAAAAATAACAAAATCAGCAATACAAGTTACCATGTATGACCATCCCATCATTGGGCGCCATTTGCTATTCATCCAGTCTTCTTTTTTATGGTGATGGTGCTTAGTTGTCATCGATTCCTCGCCTGTTGATTTTGTGCTTCTATCTTGTTATTTTGTTCTTCAATGTGCTGAGCCAATAACATTAAATATAAATCACGTTCAAAAGGAATCATTTCTTCCAGCACTTCTAAACTGTATTTATGATGCTGGATAAGAGCAAAATTAGTTTTATAATAATTTGCTAAATTATCATTACCCATCACAATACGAAAAAATTTGACATTCCTTCTAGTGTGACTTTATCGTGTGAACCGCAACCACCACAAGTCCATTCAATTTCTTTTTTGACTTTAGGCATTGAAGTGAAGAAGTTATTGATTTTCATGAACTGTTCTTGTGAAAGATTGTCAATGAACTCAATCAATTCTGTGCGTGTAATGTCTTCAGTTTTGTAAATCTCTTCTTTATCATAAATGTATTCAATACAATTTACAATAGACTCCATTGCGGCGTCCATTTGATTCTTTGATTTTTTGCTTAGATGTTTTAGACTTGCAGCATCAAGTGTTGGATATTTCATTTTGATCCCAACTTGATTCTCTTCGTCAATGACAATATTGTCTGTGTGACCAATTTCTTGATCCACTTCAATCTCGGTTAAATTGATATTTACAAGTGTAGTGTGATCGCATTCAGCGCCCTCATCATTGTATCCAGTACGATGACGCATACGCAATTCTACACTTTCACCAATAGACTTTGCTCGTAGATTGATGAAGAAATATTCCAAATCAAATGTTGGCATCTTTTCCACATCAACTTTATCGATTGCACAATTGTTGATGATTTGTTTGATTGCAACTAGGTTTGCATTTTGATCGTTTGATTCCATAGCCATCAAAAGAATCTTTTGTTCTTTTACTAGAAAAGGTCTATACTTGACGGTTTGTTTTGTTGACGGCAAAGTCAATTCAAAGATAGGCGAATTAATTTTCGGTAAAGGCATAATAATCTCCAAAAAAAGAAATAATTTAAAGCACTAAAGGTAGTGTGTAATAGCGATAGTTGAGTGTAACAGAGAATCGTTGATAAGAGTTAGTTTCATCCCAAGAAGCATTCATAGGAGAAATTGCAATTGGATAAATGTCGTGCATTACAAAATTCATAATTACGTTTGCAGTTGCATTTAATTGTTTAACTGAAAGCGTTACTCCTTTTGCATAGTCTTCATAATATTGAACTAAACCTGAATTTTTATTGTAAGATGTGAAAGAATCTGTTGGTATAGCAACGTCTTTTGTTGTTGTTATTATATCATATCCAGCTGGATTGACAATATTGTCAATCCAATTATCAAAAAATAATCTTTCTACTTTATCTTCCGAACATATAATAGACAATTGAATATCATTATAAGTTACATCATATGGAAGTTTTAGCGTTGTTCCTCCACCACCAACATCATCATTTGTTGCAAGTGTTTTTCCTGGAAATTCAGCTTTCTCACATCTAAATTTAAACGTGTTGTGGATATTAAATGGAAGAAATGATGGTTGTATACCGCCCAGTTCAGCAATAAAATAGTTTGGGCGAACCATAGCTTTGATTGAATTTTTAAAGTTTGATACGTTAAAAAAATTGTTTACAGTAGTTGCCATTTATGCTCTCGATATTTTTCTAATAGAATCTTCATGCACTCTTCTTGTGTCAGCTTTTCTAAATGATTCTGTTGGAAGAAACAATGCAATATCCCATTCGTTTACGTTTATCTCTAAAAACTGTGATCTGACATGAGTTCTCAAATACTTTTTAAGTGTGGGCTTATAATATCTATACTTCGAAGCTGATTGTAAAATTGAATACGAAATCTTAACTCTTGTCGTAGCATCATAATTTTTATTTGTTAAAGTAGAATACAAAGCATCCATCAATTTAGCCCTAAGCATTAGAGGCAAATAGTGAAAGTTAATACCCAAGAATCCATCTGACTCAAACTTCACAGGAAAGATTAATGGAAATGTGTCATAGTACGGCAATTCTTTTTTCATCTTTGGATCATAAGCAAAAGCGTACATATAACCAATTTCCATTGTTCCAACTTTTCTTGTTGGATTTGTCAATCTCTCCATTTGCGAAGCTGGAATATTTGATGCTAAATTTTTAACAGAGTTTCTATACCAAGTTCTCGCAGCCTTGCTTTTTGCAGGCACGATTCCTTTTAACAAACCTTGTTGTATAATTTTGTCGAATATATCCATATATTCTATTTATCTCAAATCTTTATCGGTAATTATTCTAAATTCCCAATTTCTATCTTTAGCATATTCGGTTGCAGCTTCCCATTTTGCTTGATTCACACCCCAAGTCTTTACTTCATTTAGAAATCTTCTAGTAGGTCTACCAGTAGGAGTGTCTTTTCTTTTTGGTGGTTGTGTTTGAATCGCTGGTTTTATTTCAATAAGAACAGATTTTAGATTCCCTTCTCTATCTCTATATCTCATCCAAAAATCAACAAAGTATCTATGATATCTATTGTCAACTGGAGAAACATAAGGAACGACAACTTCTTCTGAAGACCATTCAAGTATTGACGCATTCGTATCGCAATATACCATAAACCTACGCTCTAAAAGGCTTCGATAAATAATCTTAGTCGGATCACCCTTATACTTTTGATAGTTTTGTGGTTTAAATTTACCTTTGTATGACATAAATAGAATATAATTTAGATAGGAAAAAAATGGCTACACAACTAGATACGGTAACTGTTAGGGGCGGTGGATGGAGTTATCCATCAGCCAGTCAATTGAATTTTGGAACAGATTACGCTGGCTCAGATTTTGTAATTCCTGTTGTTAGATTTCAATTTGCAGATACATTGGGCGATGATCTTGCAAATGCTCCAATTATTTATATTAAAATGGGTGGCACATTTCAATCTGGATTATCCAATCAATGGAACGCAACAGCAAACATTTTTGGAAGTCCCTCTACAGGAGCTGATGATTCTGGTCTAGGAGTTATTAAAAGAATGGGTGGTGGATTCTATGAGGCATTACAAAAACAAATAATGAACTCGGTTGGCTCTGCTGCTGGTGCATTTGCTTCTGCTGGACAATCTGGAAAAGCAAACTTTGAATACTTGCAAAGAAAAGTGTTTAATCAATTTCAACAATTGATTTATTCTGGTCCTACTTTTAGACCGTTTTCATTTTCATTTTCAATGAAACCTACTAGTTTAGTAGAAGCGCAAGCAATGCGAGATATTATACAAACATTTAGATTGGCATCTTCTCCTAGGACAGGTCCTGCTATAGATTCTGGAGATCCAACACAAACACAAGATGGAAATACTTATGATGATGAATTATCAAGATCAAATGGTGGGTTGGGATTAAGTGGAAGCGATTATGAATCGGGTGCAGGAGCAACTGCTGATACAACATATTCTGGAGCTGAATTTGACGCATTGATTGCTGGAAGTGGACAAAGCAAATTATTTGATTATCCAGACATGTGTAGATTTCAATTGATGTTGTATAGTTATCAATCAGAACTAGTTACTCTATTTGAGTCTGCATTATGTGTTATAGAATCTGTTGCTGTAGACTATGGATCTGGAAATAAGATGACATTCTTCGATTCAAGTACGAACGAATATTTTCCAACAGATGTTACTTTAAACATTGGATTAAAAGAAACCACACTTCTCACTGCAAGTTCAATAGCTGTAGATAGTCGAAACACAATTTTATAAACTATGAGCATATTTCAATTCTATCCAAAAGTTGCTTATAAAGTTGACAATGTTGATTACATCAAAGCAATCGATATTACAACTTCAATAAAAATAAAAGATTTTTTCAAATCATATCGTGGAATATCTTTTACTCCTTACGCTGTAAAAGATGGCGAACGTCCAGATTATGTTTCATTCAAAGCATACGGAACTCCAATGTATGATTGGATTGTTTTACTAGTCAATGAAATTTACAATATCTACGACGATTGGCCCAAAAACACTCAGACATTGAATTCTTATATTGAAGAAAAATATGGAAGTATAGCAACAGCTATCAGTACAGTTCAATATTATTATAATTTAAATAACGACATAATCGATCAAACAACTTGGCAAAGTTTACCATCAAGTCAAAGAAAATCAGAGACTCAATACGAATATGAATTTCGTAGAAACATCAATAAGTCTAAAATAAAACTAGTCAAACGCGACATGATTAATGCTGTGGACATGAGTTTAAAATCAATTATATCTAAACCAGTTCTATGACAATTAATCAAGAACTATTCAATGCTTATACTGACATTGATCAAGAAGGCGAATATCGTTTAACAGATATTAAAAATACGACTGCAACTATTGCTGGAGGTACTGTAAACGTTGCGGACGTAAGTATTGTAGTTCGAAGTGGAGAAAGAATCACACTTGCTGGCCAATATTCAAACATTTCGATTCATGAAGATATTTTTGCATCATGTATTTCTGGAACAATCACTATCATCGATTCTGTTGGGTTTTTAGAAACGTTTCGAATCAAGGGCGGAGAACAGATCAATATTAAGATTACAAAGCCAATCACAAATGATATTATCATTTGGAGAGAAGATTTAATCGTACATAGAATTAGCGAATCGTCAGTTGATCCAGTAACACTAGGTTCTACATTTGATTTACAATTTGTTTCCAGATCACATGTAAACTCTTTAAAGAAATCTCTATTCAAAAGTTATAAGAATATTTCATATAAAGACGCTGCTAAGTTAATTTACTCAGAAATGTCAGTAAATGATTTAATCGTAGATGATCCAAATTTAACTCTAACTAAGCCATTCATTTCTACTGGATTGATGCCACACAAAGCAATGGAGTTTCTTTGCAATCGTGCATGTAAAAAAGACAAGTTTTTTGTTTTCTTTGAAAGGCTAGTTCCAGTCACAGGAACATATACAGACAACAAACCATTTACAGCTTCACATTACTTCGGAAGCATAGAGTCTTTAATATACGAAGCAAATAGAAATAGAGTAGAAACAATTTACTTTAATCAAAAATTAAATTTATGGCTTGAATCTGGAGAAATCATTAGAACTCCTATGTTACAAAGAGATTCTAATTTTAATCATGTTCAAGCGATGCTTCTTGGATTCTATAATACGACAATGACAACTATAGATCCAATCTCCAGAACTCATTCGACAAAGAAGTTTGGATATGCAACAGAAGACACAGTAACGAACGATTTCAATCCTTATAAATTGATTGATGATTATAATATTTTTAATGTATATAATGACGCTAAAAATGAAATCCCTGGAAGAAAATTAATTGCTTCATCTATCAATGACACCGCAAGTAGAAGCAGTTGGTTACCTGACAATATTGTTGGTCAAATTTCAAAGACTTTATTTAAGATTGACGTAGAAATACAAGGCGGGACTAACAATATCGGCATAGGAAATATTGTTAATCTATATTCTCCAAGTCAGTCTGAAAGATTATCTAATCCTACGAATTCAAATTTAATTCCAAATCGATTAGAGTCTGGAAAGTATTTGATCACTACAGTTGATCATAGAATTCGCCCAGGAGAATATGTTAAAGGTTTGACATTAAGTAGAGCATCATCACCGATAGATCACAATAAGACCGTAGCTGGAGCTGAAATTGATTTTTCGCTAGATATTGCAACAATTAGAACAAGTATTGGCGATGTTAAAAAGAAGGCAGATTTAGATAACTCATCCATAGTAGACAACTGGAGAAACAATAGGGTACCATCATGAATTCAGTAAAATTATCTTTTTCAGAATTTGTTTTAATGAAAGACTTTCATGCAAATGAACTTTGCGAAAAACAGATTCTTTATAACAACGGAAAGAAATATGGTCAAATAGTGTTTCTTGCTGGAGGCGCTGGATCTGGTAAAGGATTTGCAATTAAGAACTTTATGCCGGGAAGTGATTTCAAAGTTCGTGATGTTGATGAAATGAAACTCGCATTTCAAAAACTCGATTCTCTTCAAAAGTTTACAACTAAAGATTTGTTAGCGAAATATGGTGATAAAATCTCAGATAAAGATAGAGCAATTATTGATAGAGAATTGACCGAGAAAGGTCTTGGTATGTCGGATCTTAATTTAAAGACGCCAACTCATGTGTATATTCTTCATGTGCTAGTTCGTGCAACTGGTGTTAAAGATAAAACTTTAGACTTGATGCTAGATGGTGCGGAAAAAGGAACACTTCCAAATATCATCTTTGATAGCACTTTCAAAGATGTTACAGATATGACTGATGTTCTACCAAAACTATTTGCTGCTGGGTACCAAGAAAAAGACATTCATGTGACTTGGGTTTTGACGAATTATCAAATCGCAATCAAAAATAATAAGTCTAGAGCAAGAGTTGTTCCAGACGATGTTCTATTAGCAACACACAAAGGTGCTGCACAAACAGTCTATGGTTTAGTCACGCATTCGATGCCTAAAGAAGTTCAAGGCGGCATTTACGTCATTCTAAATAATCCTGAAAATACAGTTGTCATTGTTGATCCTAAGACAAATAAGCCATACAAAGATGTGCATGGAAATGTTGTTGTCAAAGATTTTAAATACTTGACTTTAAAAGATCCAGGCAAGCCAGCAAAGAAAGAAATTGAAATCAAAAAGCAACTTCTTACATGGATCAAAGACAACACTCCAGAGGGAGCTGTCGACACTTCAGAATTGGATAAAATGTGAAACGATATAAAGATTTAATTAAAGGCATTAGACTCTCTACAGAAGAATGGGAAGAGCAAGTCTACGGACCAGAACTATTTGAAACACTACAACAAGTAGATGGTAGATGGGCTTTAGTTTCTAAGAAAACTGGAAGACCTTTAAGATATTACAAAGGTGAAGGAAAGCCATCCGATGAATGGGTTGCACAACAAGAACGTGAAATCCAATACTTTAAACATATGGGTCACTAATGAGAAATTTTCTTGGGCATGACGGATTCATTTGGTGGATCGGAGTAGTAGAAGACATTGATGATCCTTTGACTCTTGGTCGATGCAAAGTTAGATGTTTTGGATATCATCCAGCAATTAAAGAGAATGCTGTTCCAACAGAAGACTTGCCATGGGCGCTTGCAATTCATCCATTAAACACTCCAAATCTATATGGCACGCCAAGACTTGGCGAATGGGTGTTTGGATTTTTTCTTGATGCATTAGCAGCACAAGAGCCAGCGATTCTTGGATACATTCCGGGTATACCGCAAGCTGCATCAGAGTATTTCGGAGTCACTCCAGATCCGACTAGAAACTTTGCAACAGTAACTCAAAAAGATTCAGTTGTTCTAAACGTAAATGGAACTAAGATTGAAATTCTCAATAATGGTAATCTAAATATAACTGCTAACTCAAACTTGACAATCTCTGGAAACTCCATTACAATTACTGGTAACACAGTCACTATTACTGACTCAAGTAAATCATTCACACCAACTTCTATTGATGCAGGAATTGAATTAGCTAAGACATTACCTTCACCCTCTTGACGGTCAACACACTGATATTAGCACTTGTCAAGCACTTTGTCAAATTAAATATAGGAATATTACCACATGACGAATCACGATAATCTATTAAGCATCTTCGAAACTTATGTATCAGAGAATCAAAAGTTTGAAGGGAAAGGAAATAAAGCTGCTGGTACAAGAGCAAGAAAAGCACTAGCTGAATTCTCAAAATTAGCAAAAGAGCGTAGAAAAGAGATTCAAGAAGCAAAGGTTGTGGAAAAAGTAGCATAAATATGTTATATGGCTACTATAACTTTTTTTAAAGATTTACCGTTAGATTTTATTCCTCATCCTGTGAGTGGAGACGTTCGCCCAATCATAAATGAGGCAGCGATTCGTAGATCATTGTTGAATCTATTATTGACAAAAAAAGGTAGTCGACCATTTTATCCGGAATACGGAAGCACGATTTTTAATTTTTTATTTGAACCAAACTCAGCATTTACAGTACATAATATAAAAGAGAGTATATCGAGCACGATTAAAAGATTTGAGCCTAGAGTTACTTTGAGAAACGTTGATGTTAAAATTGAAGATCATGGCATCACATTGAATATGAGTTATACTATCAATAATGTTGGCTCGACTTCAACTTTAGAAACAACAATTTCAAGGTCAGCGTAAAATGGCTTCAGATAATAATCTAAAAGTAGATGAATTAGATTTTAATGGAATCAAAAGTAATTTCATTAATTATCTAAGAAACCAAGACGAATTTAGAGATTACAATTTTGACGGTTCTGGAATAAGTGTTCTGCTAGACTTACTAGCATACAACACATATTACAATTCTTTCTATTTGAACATGGTTTCGTCGGAAGCATTTCTTTCGACAGCACAAAAAAGAAACTCAGTTGTCAATCTAGCTAAGTCTTTAAACTATACTCCTAGATCAACAAGTGCTGCAACAATTTCTGGAACTGTAACATTGGGCGTAACAGGAAGTCCAGTAAGCGTAACGATTCCAACTTACACTACATTCTCTGGTTCAATTGACGGAAAGACATACACATTTTTAAACACAGAATCTGTAATTGTTTATTCTGCTGATGGATACTCCGGAACAATTAATCTTGTTGAAGGTAATCTACTGACAAGACGATATACTGTTAATTCTGTAGATACACAACAAAGATTTTTAATTCCAAATTATAATGTTGACACAACAACATTGGCAGTAAGAGTTTTAAACTCTTCGACAGATAGTACATCAAGAACATTTATAAGACCAGAAAATTTAGTTGAAGTGACTTCAACATCTAGAGTTTACTTTTTAGAAGAAGTTGAGGATGGTCAATTTGAAGTTCGATTTGGTGACGGTACATTTGGTGTTGCATTAGATAATGGAAACATTGTAGTGTTTGAGTATCTAATTACAAATGGAACTGCAGCAAATGATATTCAAACTCTTTCATACTCTGGTTCAATTTCTGGGGTTACAAGAATTGCATTTGCAGCATCAAGTCCAGCAGCTGGTGGTAACACAAGAGAATCGACAAATAGCATTAAGTTCAATGCACCAAAAGCATACGAAGCACAAAATAGAGCAATTACAGCAGACGATTATAGATCATTACTATTAAAGCAAAGTTCTGTCGATTCTGTCGTTGTATGGGGTGGAGAAGATAATGATCCGCCATACTACGGAAAAGTATTCATTGCTGTGAAGCCAGTTATCGGAAGTGTTCTAACTGCAACAGAAAAATTAAATCTAATCGATTCAATTATTGGTCCAAAGAAGATTCTTACAGTATCTACAGAAATTGTAGATCCAGAATATATCTATGTGATTCTAAGCACTACCGTAAAGTATGATTCTGACTCTACTTCTTTAACTTCTGATGATATTAAAACAATTGTAACGACAACAATTCAAAACTATAACACAAGCGACATTAATCAATTTTCAAAGTATTTTAGATATTCAAAATTATCAAGATTGATTGACACATGCGAAAGATCAATTTTGAGTAACATTACGACAATGAGCATTAGAAAAGAATTGAATGTTCAGCTAAACGTTGGTGCTAGATATGAAATTAGTTTTTCTAATTCGTTAGACAATACTACAGAATTGAGAACTGCAACACATCCGTACGGTGCTGGCAATAAGTTAACATCAAATGAATTCTCTTACGGTGGATATTCAAATTGTTATCTTGAAGACAATGCTGGATTGATTCGAATCTATCGTGTTTCTGGTGTAGATAATGTGGGTGTACAAAACAATGCTGGTACAATCAATTACGTTACTGGAAAAATTGTGTTAAGCAACTTTGCACCGACTTCGTTTACAGATGGTGGAACGACATTAAAATTGACTGCAGTCCCTGCTGATAAAGATGTTCTTCCGCTAAGAAATCAAATTGTAGCAATTAGAGATGAAGATATTTCGGTATCTATGATTGACGATAAAACAATAAGTTTAGTCAATAGATAAAATGAACGATGTATTTTTCAAACCTTCGTTAAGCGTTAACACGCTTGTAAACGAAAATAGTTCTATTGATGCTGAAAGGTTTAAACTTTTCTTAGAAGCATATTATGAGTGGTTGCAAACTACAACAATCACATTAAACACTACAGTTGGAACATTTCAAGTTGGTGAAACTATTCTTGGTAGCGAAAGTGGCGCTACTGGAAAAGTAATTCAAGTAACATCGACAACTTTAATTGTAAGAGTTACAAGCGAAAGAAAAGTCTTTGACCAATACGAAACAATTACTGGTCAAACATCTAACGCAACATCTTTCGTATACGGAATTAAAGATAACGTAGTAAGAGCGTCTGGTAATGTTTTAAACTATAAACAAATTGATACATCAATCGATAAGTATATTTCTTATTTGAAAGATGAATTGTATCCAAGTTTACCTGCTTCGTATTATGGTAACAAGAGATTAATCGCAAAACAATTTAGAGACTTCTTTCAATCTAAAGGTACTGAACAATCTTATAGATTCTTGTTTAGACTTTTATACGATCAAGAGATTGAATTTTATTATCCAGGTACAGACATTCTTCGTGTTTCTGCTGGTAACTTTGAAAAGACAGAAGTTATACGAACAACGCCAACAGCGTTTGGATATGACTTATCGAACGTTGCATACAATAAAGATATCTTTTTATTCATTAATAAAACAGTTGTTGGTCAAACTTCTGGTTCACTTGCAAACGTTGTAGACATTAAAAAGTTTTTCGTAGGATCAATTGAAGTCGCTGAAATGACTCTCAAGTTGGTTAGCGGAACATTTAATGCTGGTGAAAGAATTGTAGCAACAGATGATGATAATCTGTTTGCAACACTTTATGGAATTGTTTCTGGGTTTACAATTGTTGATGGTGGTTCGGGATATCAAGTAAATAGTCCAGTAACAATTACTGGTGACGGATATGCTGCTGTAGCAAAAGTTTCTTCGATTCAACAATCTCCAATTAGTGCGTTAAGAGTAAACACAATTGGACATGGCTATAGATTAAACACTACAGCTTCAATTAATAATACCGATTCTGGTGGAACTGGATTAATTGTTCGCGTCACAGGATTAGCTAATACATACACAGCTACGATTGGAGCAAACACATATACTCTTGGTGAAATCTCAAGAGTCTCAATTATCAATCGCGGATCTGGGTATTATAAAAAGCCTACAATCACGTTACAAGATTCTGTAGTTTCTTCTGCTGGTCTTTTAACAGACAAATTAATTACAATTTCAAATGCAGGTACAAATTACGGTGTAGGTAATACTCTAATATTTACTGGTGGCTCTGGCACAAGTGCTGCTGGTATTATTGCTTCTGTCGTTGAAAGCACGACATTCGATCTTCTATTCGAAGATGGCTCTCAGATGAAAGCTGATGGAAGCTATTACGATATTATTAAAAATGAAGACTGGAAAGTTAAGGGACCAATTAAGAGATTAGAACTAACAAATTTTGGATCTGGATATACGTCTGCGAATTTGCCGTCGATTTCAATTTCTACGACAACTGGTTCAAGTGCAAACCTAGTCGTTACTGGAATTCAAGGCACAAGCGCAAATGTTTCGGTAGACTCTGCAAACAACAGAACTGGTATCGGTTCTATTCGTGCTGTCGAAGTGACAAATTTTGGTGTAAACTACACAAGTGCAAATGCATCTGTCTCTTCTGTTGGTGACGGTAATGCAAATCTAATTCCAATCATTTCTGGTCTAGGTATCAAAGATGGTGTCTGGTTAAATGATGATGGAAAGATTGATTACAAAATCATTCAAGATTCTTATTACTATCAAGATTATTCTTATGTCATAAAGAGCGGATTGACATTTGCTGAATATTCGTCTACTTTAAAGAAGATTATTCACCCAGCAGGATTGCAGCCATTTGGTGAGATTCAAATTCTCAATAATATTAACGTCGAAGCATTCATTCTATCTGGCGGCGCTAATGGTGTTGGTGAAAATGGCAATGCTGGAATTAATAAAGTCGTTGCTCAAATTCTTTATGCTCTTGCTGTTGGTGTTACTGATGCTGCAAAGCCAACATCATATAAGATTATAATTCAAACATCACCTAAAGATTTAGTCACAAGTGTTATTGGTACGAAATATACTAGAACTGTATACAATAGCGAAACACAATCACAATTGTCGAGTAGAACACAATTATCTGTTATAACTTCAAGTATTGCTGTAACAACTCTACAACCAGATCCTCAAGCGTATATTCGTGAAATCACTAAAGTTATCATTGAACACACTACTGGTGCATACGGTGAAATATACATTGGTGATAGACCAATATCATTCTATTCAAGCAATACAATATCTGAATTCTCAGGAACAAGATTCTCTGACATATACTCAAGAAATGATTTTGCAGCATCTTCCAACTATGGAGTATTGACTGGCTCTAGATTGATTAGCGTTTCTGCAAATCAAGTATCTTCTATTATCAATAAGTCTTTTGGTACTACAGGATCACTACTTGTTGAAGGAACAACATCAACTGATTCCAAGCTAACTGTATATGTTCCTCAGTCTAATGTTTCTGCACAATTCTCTTATGTTAGTAGTCAGTATATAAAGATATTGCCCAATATTGTTAATACATCATTGGCAGCGCAACAAAGCGCAATGACTGTTGTTTCTACAAATGCTCCTTTAGATATTTCTACATCAAATCAAACAAGTTTGATAATCAAACTATCATCATCATTTGATAATAGTTCTTCATACAATAGCGTCCAATATACTAAGATTCTATCTTCTAATGTTGATAATCAATCATCGTATAGTAGAAGCAATTTAACTGTTTCTTATCAAAGTAATAATGATCTTCAGCTTAATTCTATAAGTTCTACTTCTATTATTGTTCCGAAGCAACCAATTGGAGTATATGGAACTGCAAAATACAAAGATGTTACAGTTGGATATATAGCTGACGGGCTGATATCAGACTATTCAAGTGATACATTCTTAAATCCTAGCACACAACCTTTAACTGAACTTTTAGTTGAAAGTGAAACTAACAAATATGTTAGAATTGCTGGAACAGTATCTTCAGCAAATATAACTTATGGTGACTTCCCAGTTAGTTCGTTTGCAAGTGTACCAATTGCCAATCTTGCAAGTGTGTCATTTGGAGATTCACAATCTGGAGTAATTGGCTCTGGAACTAACTTTGTGAGCGATTTTAGTTCTGGTAGTGTGTTCTTAGCAAACAACGAATACTTTAAAGTTTCATCAGTAGCAAATACGACCGCTATGTTTATAGATAGATTCCCGACAAATTCGTTTAGCGGCGTCGATGCATATAAAATTTCAATCTAAATAATGATATTCAATAATCACACAATTTTGATTCTCAAGCATTGAGATTGTAGAACATTTTTTATAAATAAATAAAATTATCCAACAGGAGACACTTAAATGCCATCAATCGTAACTAGCAAATTTAGAGTTCATAATGCAGAACAGTTTGTTGAAGCATTTTCCGAAACGTCGAATACAATCATGTATATGTTCGTCGGAAGAAATTCAGCATTTCCAAATGATAACTCACCACCGACTCCAGTAAACTCTACCGCAAACGTAGAGTATACTCCATGGAGAGACATGTTTGGCGTTAAGAGAATCACAAGTTCTGACGTTACCCATGCAATTCCAAGATATGACTGGACTTCTGGTACAGTTTACATTTATTATGATGATCAAGATACAAATCTAATTGAATCGGATAATTTCTACGTTGTTACCGATGAGTATAACGTTTATAAGTGTCTCTGGAACGTTAATGGTGCGGCATCCACAACAAAGCCAACTGGAACAAGTACATCACCATTTACTACTGCTGACGGATACATTTGGAAATACATGTACACCGTAACAACAGCTAAAGCAATTAAATTTTTGACAACATCATATATTCCTGTTCAGACATTAACTGCCGATGGCGGAGAATCACAGTGGGCGGTTCAAGCTGCAGCAGTAGATGGTGGTATTCACGTTGTTAGAGTAACTGCTGGTGGATCTGGATACGGATCTGCACCTTCAGTAACAATCACAGGTGACGGAACTGGAGCTACTGCTAACTCAACAATTGCTGGTGGTATTGTTACTGCAGTCACAATTACAAACCCAGGAACTGGATATACAAGAGCAAGCGTTGCGTTTGGATCTGGTGCTGCTACTGCTACAGCAGTCATTTCACCAAAAGGTGGACACGGATCTAATGCAGTCGAAGAGTTGGGCGGAAAATATGTAATGCTAAACGTTCGTTTAGATGGAACTGAATCGAATACAATTACAACTGCTAACGAATTTAGACAAGTTGGTATTGTTCGCGATCCATTTGCATATGGAACATCTTCCCGTGCTGTTGCATCTTCGTATAGACAGACATTTAGATATCAGCTATCTGGTGTTTCTGGAACATTCAACTCAGATGAAACAGTCACAAGTGGATCGAACACAGCATCTCTAGTAGAATTTACTTCACCATACTTGTACACAACTCTACCAGGCAATCTAGCGTTTGCTAACGGAGCGACCGTTACTGGTGCTGGTGCGGCAACTGGTACAATCGCTGCAATCGCTACTCCAGGACTTCAGCCTTACACTGGTGACATTCTTTATGTTGAAAATAGAGTACCTATTTCGAGAGCATCGGATCAAATCGAAGACATTAAGTTGATCATCCAGTTCTAATTTTAGAAGATTAAATGGCTAATACAAATCCTGGTGGTATTGACTTTAATACCAGTCCATATTTTGATGATTATGATGAAGATAAGAAGTTTGTAAGAGTTCTCTATAGACCTGGACGTGCAGTTCAGGCTAGAGAACTCACGCAAGCACAGACTCTTCAGCAAGTTCAAACAAAGCGTTTCGCTGAATACTTCTTCAAGCAGGGCGCTTTAATTGATGGATGCGAACAAAACTTAGACTTAGCGATGAGTTTTGTTAAATTGCAATCCACATATAATAGTGGAACTGTAAATGTACAAAATTTCAATGGAAGCATCATCTATGGTGCGACTAGTGGTATTAAAGCATATTGTGGATTAGTATCAGACATTGAAGGAACTGATCCAAAGACATTATTCATTAGCTATGCTACATCTGGAACACAAGTTCTAACTGTCAATGCTGCATCAACATCATTGTCGCCAGGAAATACGATTACATTTTCTACTGGTAACACAGCAACTATTGAATCGTTTTATACCGATCCAATTAGCGGTGTCAATAAAATCTTCGTTTCAAACTCTAGCGGCACATTAACCGCAACTACTGCAAGCACAAATGCAACTGGTGGTGGAGTTATATACTTAAACGTTACTGCAGTCAATGATTATAGAGCAAATACAACTTTTGGAAACTCTGAAACAATCTTCACCTCTGCTACAACTGGTAGAGCATATGCAAGTGCTGCAACATTAAATGCAACAAGAAACGTTGTTGACGAAGGATTAGCTACTGAAAGAGTTTATCTCTACGGTTCAAAGATTAGCGTAGCGAATGGTATTGTTTGGATGGCAGATCATTTCGTTAAGCATACTGGTCAGACTTTAATTCTTGACAAGTATACTAATACTCCATCTTATAAAGTTGGATTAGTACCATATAAAACATTTGTTGATTACATTGGCGATTCAAGTCTAGTAGACAATGCACAAGGAACTCCAAACTATCTTGCGCCAGGTGCAGATAGATTTAAGATTGAAACAGTTCTTACTAAAGTTGCATTGAATACGACAACAGATGAAAATGAATTCATGACAATGACAGAAATTGATGCTGGCATTGCGAGAAAGAGAAAAGAAATAACTGTTGAAAATAAATTAGAAGAAGTTCTAGCAAAAAGAACAAACGAAGAATCTGGAAACTATACAGTCTCAGATCCAATCGTTACAGTTCGCGAGCATCTATCACAATCAAGTAATGGTGGAAGATATTCATCATCAGAAGGCGGAAACAATAGTCTATTGCTAGTTGAAGTAGATCCTTTTGTTTCATATGTTTCTGGATATCGTAATCAAATCATTACAAAGACTCCAGTTGATTTGTTAAAAGGTCTTGATACACAATATGTGCAACAGACAAAGACGCAAGTTAACTATGGACAATATGTTGAAGTAAAAGAAATGGTTGGTGCATGGGATGTTATGGAGACAACTAAGGTTGATCTTTATGACACAGCACAACAGGTTGTTACAAACTTAGTTTGCGCTACAGCAACCGTAACGGGTACAAAGATTGGTGAAGCAAGAGTAAGATCAATTGAATATGTAAGTGGAACAAAGGGTTCTGCTGATGCAGTTTATTACTTGTACCTATACGAAATCGTAATGTTGAATGGAAAGTCTTTTGCAGACGTTCGTTCGATTTATGACGTTGCAACTCCAAAGAGATATGCAGACGTTATTTTAACAAATGGACAAGCGAATTTACAAGAAACATCGTTCAATTCGATGATCTTTAAACTTCCATATTCTTCAATTAAAACACTTCGCGATACTTCACAAAACGTTGAAACATCATTTAGATTTAAGAAGAAGTTTTCCGTTTCGTTTAGTTCTGGTCTTGCTACAATTGCGACAGATGTTGTTACTGAATCATTCGTTGGAACTGGAACTTTAAATAGCGCACAAAAGAATGATTACTACATGGTAGTCATTAACAATGCTGGCGCTAACGTAGAGACAACTTCATTAAGTGGAACTGCAACAATTAGTGCTGGATCAAACATTGTTTCTGGATCAAGTACAGCATTCACTACACAGTTTAGTGTTGGCGACTTTATTAAAATCAATGGTCTAACAAGAGCGGTTGCATCTATTGCAAACTCCACATATTTGACATTGACTGCAGTTCATCCTACTGGCGCATCTTCTGCAGCAATTACAAAACTACTTCCAACTGGAAGTGTATTGTCTCTTTCGACAAACGGTGGATCTGGAGCAGCAAGAACTGTTTCTGTTACATCACCAGGAACGGCAGTAATTGATGTAAAAGAACCAGCTACGTTCACAGCTGACGTTATCGTTTCGATGGATCGTGGTACTGCAAGAGAAAAAATTAAAACTCTTAGCTATCAAACGCAAGCAAACATTAATCCAAACACGCATATAAACGGATTGTCTGGACCGTTCGGCTTAGGATACGGCGACATTTATAGTCTTCAAGGCGTCTATCAATCATCGTCATTCTCGATTCCTGCAACAACAAGCAACACAAATGTAACAGCATATTACACTCTAGACAATGGTCAAAGAGATTATGCATATGAGCATGGAACAATCAAACCAATCACTGGTTATGTTCCTACTGGAAGATTGCTTGCTGTTTTCAATAACTTCGTTCATGATACATCTCAAGGTGTTGGTTATTGCTCTGTAGATTCTTATCCAGTAAATGATGTTACTACATCAAACACTACAATTTCTACAGCAAATATTCCATCTTTTGAAAGCCCATCAACAAAAACGATTTATAATCTTAGAGATTGTATCGACTTTAGACCAATCAAGACTGCAAACACTTCATTGAATCCTATTGATGATGCAACATATCAAATTCCAACATTTGGTCTTCGTGTTCCACAATCTGGTTCTGACTTTGGTGCTGACTTAATTTTCTACAAAGGTAGAGTTTCAAAAGTCTATATCAACAATCGCGGTGTATTTGGTATCAATGATGGTGTTCCAGCAAGTTCTGGAAATCAGCTTCCATTGTCACCACCAACAAAGCCTGATACTTTAGAATTAGCAGAAATTATTGTTCCAGCTTATCCTTCGCAACCAAAAGACGTTCAAATCAAATTGTTGAAAAACAAGAGATTTACTATGCGTGACGTTGCAAAGATTAATGAAAGATTGGAAAGACTTGAATACTTTACAGCATTAAGTTACTTAGAGAAGCAAGCATCTGATAAGACTGAACTTGACTCAGATGGAATTGATAGATTTAAGAACGGATTGATTGTTGATCCATTCTCTGGATTCTCCGTTTCAAATCCAAGATCATCTGACTGGTCAGCAGCTATCAATAAACAAGATCGTTATTTGACTTGCTATCAAGACAATGCAAACGTTGTTGGAATGCGCTACACATCAGCATCTTCTACTACGACATTGAAGACTGGTAACAAGATTATGTTACCGTATAGTGAAATCACAAATGCTGGTCTAATTCAAGCGTATGCATCTAAGCCATTAAGTCTTGCAGAATCTTTGAATTTTGTTTGGACTGGCGAAATGTCAGTAATGCCATACGTTGATAACTTCTTCGACACAGTAAATAATCCAACTACTGCAATTGTATACAATGACACAGGTGACGCAGATAACTGGAGAGCATTAGTTGGTGCATGGAACGCTGAAGTTTCGCCACTAACACAACATTGGGTTGGATCAAGTTTACAAACAACAGAAGCTGGTGGAGTTAAATCTGCATCATCTTCTGGTAATTTTAATATTACAACAGCTCTTCAAGAGAATACAAAACTTGCATTCAATCAATTAGCTGCTGGTACTCAATCTACAACTTCAAAACAAGATGTTGCATTTGATCGTGTTGTAAACGTGACAACAAGTCTTTGGATGAGACAAAGACAATTTGTCATTAATGCAACTGGCTTGAAAAACAATTCAAGAATTTATGCATTCTTTGATGGTATCAATGTAACAGCAAGCTGCATTCAAATCAAATTAAGAGCAGGAACAACTCTTCAATCATTGAATAGTCTATATGATAACACGGGTTATTTGACTGGAAGTGGAACTTATTGGGACACCGTTGCTAATGGTGCAACAGATAGTCTTTATGTTAAAGAGAATCAAGTTTATCTATTGTTCACAGTTCCATCGAAATCATTCTATGTTGGACAAAGAGAGTTTAAAGTAACAGATAGTTCAACAAACTCTGATACTGATGCTACAACTAGCGCAAGAAATATTATTTTCGCGCAAGGTATTCAACAAAAGACTAGTGCTGTAACAGTAAACACAAGACCTTCGAATGTTTCTTTTGCTGGTAAGAATAATCTAACAGCTTTAGGAAGAACATTAACAACAGAAGAAAGAGTAGAATCTTCACGTTCATCTGTTACTGTTGGTCAGGCTGCAAAGACTAGAGATCCAGTTTCTCAAAGTTTCTATGTTGATCCGAACACATATTCAAAAGGTTTCTATGTAACATCTATTGACTTGTACTTTAAAACAAAGTCAGCTGATAACAATAGAAATGTGCGAGTAGAAATTCGCGAAATGATTAATGGATATCCGTCATCTGAAGTTGTTGGTCTTGGTGATGAAGCTATTGTAAACAATGCCAATATCAATGTAAGTGACACAGCAGCTACCGCTACTACATTTACATTTAAGAATCCGATCTATTTGAGTTCTGGTAATGATTACTGTTTCTCTATCAAGCCAGAGAATAATGATTCAAGCTATTCTATTTGGGTTGCAGAGACAAATGCAATTGACATTACAAATGCTGAGAACAATACAAGAATTGAATCTGCATACAATACTGGAATGCTATTCACATCATCTAATGATAAAGTTTGGACTGCAAGACAAAATCTAGATGTTAAATTTACAATGAAAATTGCACAATTTGACACGACTGCAAAGATTGCTTACTGGACAAATATTCCAGTTACAACAGCATTCACATATGATGCATTGCAGTCAATGATTGCAGATCAAATTCTTCCTGGTACAGCTATCACTTATGCGATTAAGACTGCTGATTCTTCGTATCTAGTAGACACAGATTATAGTGAAATCAAGAACTATGAAAGATTGGTTCTCAGCTCAAGAAAGCAGATTTCGACAACATCTGCAGAAACCGCAAGCAGCTTTAAATCTCTACAATTGAGAGCAACTCTATCGACTACAAATCAATACATCACACCATATATTGACAATGAAAACATTCTATTTAATTTCTCAAAAAATGTTATCAACAATGACGTAAGCACAGCGGTTGCTGGAACTGTTACATACACTTCTGGAACAAACTTCGTTGTTGGTACTGGAACAACATTTACGTCAAGTGTTTTTGCTGGTGAGTATGCAGACTTTGGTGTTGATTATCGTAGAATTGCTTCTATTGCAAACAATACATATTTGACAGTCACTAATAACTTTGCATCATCAAACGTTGCAAATCAAACAATGACAATTCGAAATGAAGAACATCCTTCTGGAACATACACATCACAATCGAGATATATTACAAAAGTTGTAACATTAAATGACGGCTTTGAAGCGTCTGATTTAGTAGTCTACTTGAATGTCAATCGTCCACCAGGATCTTCAATTAAAGTCTATTGTAAAGTATTGAATGAGAATGATACAGATAGTTTTGATGATAAGTTCTATACTCTTATGGAACTATCTGGAACAGAAACGTTTACATTGAATGCTTCTGAATATAAAGAAGAAAAGTATGTTATACCAACAGCATCAAAGACTGGCGGTTCAACATTATTGACTGGTAATGTTGCGATTTCAAACGTAAGCACAACAGTTAGTGGAACATCAACTCGTTTCATTGAAGACTTGAAGATTGGAGACACAATTGCAGTTGGAACAGCGAGAACACAAAAGGTTGTTACCACAATTGCAAACAATACATCATTGACTGTCGATTCAGTATTCTCGACAGTGGCATCTTCACAAGACATTTTGAAAGTGCTAAATAATGCAGTTGCTTACACTACACCAGATGCAAGAACTTTCCAGGGCTTTAAATATTTTGCAATTAAGATTGTATTCCTTTCTAGTTCAGCAAGTTACTCTGCAAAAGTGAAAGATTTAAGAGGAATTGCATTAGCATGATGATATTAGAAAAAATTGCTATCATTGAACCTAGTAACGGATTTACAGAAAGAGATGCAAGTTCGAAAGCATTGTTGAACACAGATGTGGATTCTCTTTTAAAATATAAAATTCAAAAGAGAAAACTTTCTGATATAAATAAGAGTAGAGAAGAGATTAACGAAATTCACGCTGAAGTCGATCAAATCAGAAACGATATTCGCGAGATCAAGAATCTATTGTTAACCATAACTGGAAAATAAAAAGATGGCAATTTCAAATATACAGTTAAACAATACGTTTAACGATTTTAGAACAGCATTTAATACTGCTGCAAACACTATCACGGCCCTTACTGATGGTGGAAGCGGAAGTATAGTAACAAATGCAGTAACCGCGAATACGATTACTGCAAACAATCTAACTACTGGTAGAATTCTTTCTGTCGGCGCTAATGGTTTAATTCAAGACGATTCTGGATTATTTTTCAATGGAACGACAGACGTTTTATATGTTTCTGGTAGTACCGTAACAGCAAACGTCACAGCAAACAATTTAACATCTGGTCGCGTTGCTTTAGTTGGAACTGGTGGTCTAGTTCAAGATGATGCTGGGTTGACATATAACACAACAACGGATGTGTTAACAATTAATGGTGGAATTGTAACGGCGAACGTTACTGCAAATAATTTAACATCTGGTCGTGTCGCTATTGTTGGAACTTCAGGAATCATTCAAGACGATTCTGGAATGACATACAATCCGACAACGGACGTATTGACACTTTCTGGTGGAACTGAATCAGCGAATTCTACAAGTGGAACACTAGTAGTTTCTGGTGGTGTTGGAATTGGAAAGAATCTTCATGTTTCTGGTAACACATTTATTACTGGAAACTTGGTCGTTTTAGGTTCAAACACAGAACTTAGTACAACACATATCAACGTCAATGATTCACTAATACAATTAGCTAACAACAATACATCTGATCTAATTGACATTGGTATCTTTGGACAATACAATTCTGGTGCAGCTAATCTACATACTGGAATCTTTAGAGATGCTACAGACGGCATTTGGAAACTATTTAAGTCGTATACACAAGAAGCAACAACAGTAATAGATCCTGGAGCAAATAACTTCGCATATGCTGACTTTTCAGTTAATGCTTTAACTGCAAATAGCTATGTTTATTTGAATAGTCAAAACGTATTAAGACTTGGATCTGCAAACGCAAACTATGTTGGATTAAGATCCAGTTCAGCAGTTGGTGCAAACGTTACATGGACATTACCAGCGTCAGACGGTTCAGCTAATCAAGCAATTTTAACAAATGGTAGTGGTGTACTTTCATTTGGAACAGCAGGTATATCAACAGGAAAATCTATCGCTATGGCGATGATCTTTGGATTCTAAGGAGAGAAAATGGCAAACCCAAATATTGTCGGCGTATCATCTATATACGGAACAACCGTATACTTGATTCCGAGCAACACAAGTGCAACAGCGTGGACGGCATTAACACCATCAACAGGAACTGTCAATAAGATTGATAGTATTGTTGCAACTAATGTTACTTCCAGTACAGCGACTGTTACAGTTAGTATTAACTCTGCAACAGGTGGCGGTGGAACCGCATATCGAATCTGTTTCCAGATTTCAGTACCAGCATATTCATCACTCATCGTTGTCGATAAGACTACTTCATTCTATGTTCAAGATAATCAGAGCGTTGTAGTTACATCTGGTACAGGCTCAGCAATTGAGTACACAGCAACCTACGAAGCAATTACTTAAAAATGTCTCTTAGATATTCTGGTTCGTTTTTAACTAATTCTTATACTGGTATAAATCAAGCACCTCCCACTATTGAGTATTTCTTAGTAGCAGGAGGTGGAGGCGGATTAGCTGGTAACAGTGGTGCTGGTGGTGGCGCTGGAGGAGTGTTACAAGGAACGGGATTTGTTGTAACTCCAGGAACATCATATACAGTAACTATTGGCACTGGCGGAGCTGGTGGAGCTGCCGATAATAGTGGAGATGCTGCTGGAACAAACGGAAGTAATACTACATTTTCATCACTTACATCAGTTGGTGGTGGGCGGGCTGGTTTTATTACCGGCATTAGCGGAGGATCTGGTGGTGGTGCTGCACACACATCAGGAATTGGTGGAAGTGGAATAACGGGTCAAGGAAATGCTGGTGGTAATTCACAAACTGGATCTTCTGGCGGTGGTGGAGGAGCAGGATCAGCGGGAGAAGATGGGCCCACACAAAATTCAACCAGTGGTGGTTATATGGGTTGCGGTGGTGCAGCTCTAGTTTCTACTATTACCGGATATCCAGTTCAATATGCTGGCGGCGGCGGGGGTGCTGGCGATCATCGATATAGAGTTGGCGGCAAAGGTGGTGGCGGGGGTGCTGGAAATGGAAACACTTGGGGAGATGGAGAAAATGCTGCTTCGAATACTGGCTCTGGTGGCGCTGGTGGTGGATTCGTTTATATCGGGGGCACAAATAGATTCTTAGCTGGAGGCAAGGGTGGCAGCGGAATTGTAGTTCTTCGTTATCCATCTTATTATGCTCAAGCAGCATCGACGGTTGGTGCACCACGAACATATATAGCTGGTGGATATCGAGTTTATATATTTACAAATTCTGGAACAATTACATTCTGAGGTCGTATGGCACAAGGTATATTTTCGCTAAAGCAAGTTGCACAATCAATCGGTCAAGGATCTTGGACTGGATATATTGTACCAAAATGGGTCGAATATCTTGTAGTCGCAGGAGGTGGTGGTGCTGAAGGTGGAATTTTCTATGGATCTGGTGGATCTGGTGCTGGAGGAGTTCTTCAAGGAATAGCATCTATAGCACTAGGAACGTCATATTCAGTAACTGTCGGTTCTGGTGGAGCAGGCACTAAAGATACTACTTCGAGTAGCGGCGGAAATAGTTCTTTTGGATCTATCGTTGCGATTGGTGGTGGTCGAGGGGGTTATGCTAGCGGCATTAGTGGAGGATCTGGTGGTGGGGGTGGAACTGCTGGACAACCATCGGGAACTATTCGTGCTGGAGCTGGAACTTTTAGTCAAGGAAATCCTGGTGGAGAAGGTATATATGTTACGGTAGCAGGTGGTGGAGGTGGTGCTGGAGCACCAGGCTCAAAAGGACTCCAATCGGTGGATTATTACACATACCAGACTGGAGGCTTAGGTGGCGGTGGCGTTGCAAGTTCTATTACTGGATCGACAACTGCATTTGCTGGTGGTGGAGGTGGAGGAGTCACTGCTGGTGTCGATGGCGGTGTTATGGGTCGTGGTGGAATAGGTGGAGGTGGACGTGGAGGAAGACAATCGGGTTCTGCTGCAGCAACTGCAAACGGCATATCTGCTATTCAAAGCACAGGGAGTGGTGGTGGCGGAACTGGCGGATTCAATATAAATTACGGTGGCTCTGGTGGCTCCGGAATGGTAGTAATTCGCTATCTCGGAACTATTCAATACTTCACTGGTGGAACTGTAACCTATTCTAATGGATACATTGTTCACACATTCTATTCTTCTGGAACATTTGCTCCAACAACTCCAACACCATTTACAACTACAGAATATCAAATTTCTCGTAGTTTAAGATTTACAAGTGCTAATACCACATATCTACAAAGAACTAATACAGTTGCAGGAAATAGAAGAAAATTCACACTTAGTTTTTGGATTAAAAGAGTATATCTTCAAAACGCACCTTGTTTTTTTAGCGCAAGCAACAATTCTCAAAGCTATAGAGATCAATTTTTCTTCACAACGACTGGAGAAGTTAGATTTGACATTTATAATAGCGGAACTTTAATACAGCAAATAACAAATGAAACGTTTAATGATATCCATGCTTGGTATCATATTGTTATCGCGCTTGATACTACACAAGCATCAAACACCAATGGCGTTAAAATATATAAAAATGGTGTACTTTGCACACTACAAAATAATAATTATACACAAAATGCTGAAGCACAAGTTAATAATACCGTAGAACAAACTTGGGGTTGGTTACCGACATATACTCCCCAAAGATCAGATATGTATCTTGCTGATGCTTATATGATTGATGGTCAACAACTTGATCCAACATATTTTGCAGAAACTAATCCAAACACTGGACAGTGGCAACCAAAAGCATATACTGGATCATATGGAACTAACGGATACTTTTTAAATTTTTCAGAGTATGCAACAACATCTCAATTGGGTAAAGACTTCTCTGGAAATAACAATAATTTTAGATCATTTAATTTTAGATTGGCTGCAGATGTCACTAATGATTCGCTCGTAGATGTTCCAACAAGTTGGGGTGTAGACACGGGTCGTGGTGGAGAAGTTCGTGGAAATTATGCTGTACTCAATAACTCCGTAGAATATGTCGCTGGCGGTATTAATAATATTCCTTATTTTTATGCTTTAACTAATGGAAATTTAACTTATACAGATACAGATGTTGCTAATAGCGGGTTAGGTCCACAAACAACAATAATGCCATATTCTGGCAAATGGTATGCTGAATTTACTATTGGTCCAGATACCACTCAATACCCTAGTGCACCTTTTCCTGGAGCGATTTTTGCTAATATTGCAGTAGCTAGATTGCATCCAATAGGCGCAACTGGAAACACAGGTAGTGCGCCAGCTGTTGTTAGTTATCAAGCGTCCGACGGACTTATTGTAGATCGAGTCTATAGCACCATTTATTCGGGATTAACCTATACCATAGGTGATACAATATCAATTGCTCTTGATTTAGACAATGGAAAAGTGTGGTTTGGCAAAAATGGAACTTGGCTAAACAGTGGAAATCCTTCAGCTGGAACAAATCAAATAACTACTATTACTACAGGAGAACCGTGGGGATTTGAAGTAGGTTGTGGTGCAAGTGGATATCATGTTCAAATTGATTGTAACTTTGGACAACTTCCTTGGAAATATCAAGCACCAACAGGATTCAAAGCACTATGCGTACAAAACCTACCCACACCAACAATAGGTGCGACTAGCGCAACACAAGCTAGTAAGTATTTTAATACTGTACTATATACAGGTAATGGCGGTACAAATACAATCACTAATGTAGGATTTCAACCAGATTTTGTTTGGACTAAATCAAGATCAGCAGAGGGATATAATATTCTCAGAGACAGTCTTAGAGGGTCAACAAAACGTTTGATAAGTGATGGTACTTTTGCTGAATTGACTGATGCGACTTATGGAACTTTTACATCTAGTGGATTTAGTCTCGGGAATAACGTCAATCATAATAGTAGTGGAGTTTCTTACATTGCACGAAATTGGTACATTGGTGGAAGCGCAGTAACAAACACTCAAGGTAGCATGAGCGCACAAGTTCTTGCAAATCAAACATCAGGAATTAGTATCGTAACATTAACTATTCCAAATAGTAGTGGTAGTCAAACATATGGTCATGGCTTGGGCGCTTCTCCAGGATTTATTTTTGCTAAAAACCTTGGCAGCACTAGTGATTGGTTTGTTTGGCATAAATCTCTTGGAAACGCAGATATAAGATTAAATAATACTGATGGAGATATTGCATCTGGATTCACTTTTAATTCCGTAACTTCGACACTCGTAACTATTGGTGGATCAGATGTTCGCGCATACTGGGGTGGTAACACTAATTGGGTATTTTATAATTTTGCAGAAATTCCAGGCTTTAGTAGATTTGGCGACTATACTGGAATTGCTAATGCTTTAGGGCCATTTGTATATTGCGGATTCAAACCAAAATTTATAATGATAAAAAGATCAACATCCAGCAGTGACGGACCAAACTGGAATATATTTGAAGCTGATAGACCAGATACTCCCAATTGGGGCAATCTTCGCGCAAACTTACCGAACACGGAAAGTAATGGTTGGCCTATAGATTTTCTATCAAATGGATTTAAAATAGGATATGCTGGAGAAACAAATTACGCAACAAAACACATTTTCATGGCCTTTGCTGAAATGCCATTTAAATATTCAACTGCTCGTTAAAAGGAAACAAGAATCATGTATGCACTAATTCAAAATAATCAAATTACGGAAGTTGGTGAATTAAGAACATTATTTCCGGGTGAACTTCAACCAAATCATCTGTTTGCAATTCAACGTGGCGCTCTTCCTGTCGTAGACGGAGAGAGAAAAGACGAAAGATTTTATTGGGTCGCATTTGAGCAATTTGTTATTGAATCTGATAGAGTTCTTAGAGTCTATTCTAATATACCAAAGCAATTAGAAGATATAGAAGCTGTTGATGTTGATGGTAATCCAGTATATGTTCAAGTTTGGAGTGCATCTGCAAATAAAGGCAAAGGCGCAATGGTGAATAGTACTGAGCGTGCCATTAAAACTGGATTGAAAACTCAATACATTTCTCAGTTCAAAGAATCTGCCAATTTACATTTGTCTCCAACCGATTGGATGGTAATTCGTAAAGCTGAACGCAATGTTGATATTCCTAGCGAAGTTGTTGCTAAAAGAGCAGCTATTTTAGCTGAGTGCGATAGATTGATCGCTGCAGTAACAGCAGCACAAGACATGACAACATTCATTGCGGCGGTTCAGTCTTCTAATTGGAATTAATTTGAAATGAGTCAATATCTGGGCGGATTTTTAAGCGCGACATTCAATCCATTCACGGATCAAAAACCCGCTTCTGTTGAATATCTTATAGTCGGTGGTGGTGGCGGTGGTGCTGGAGGCTATAATGATACCGTAATCGGTAATGGTGGTGGAGGTGGTGGAGGCTTTTTGACGGGTACTGGATATTTGATCGTTCCAGGAGTAGCTATTGCTATTAGCATTGGCGCTGGAGGTGCATACGGATCACCATCATCAACAGGCTCTTCATCTAAAGGTACTCAAGGAAGCGAATCTATTTTTGGCGGACTCATTGCATACGGTGGCGGCTATGGTGGTGGATCTGGTTCTGCTGGAGGTCCGGGCGGATCTGGTGGTGGATCTGGCGGAAACACAGCTCAAGCCGCAGCAGCAGCAGTAACTGGTCAAGGTAATGTTGGTGGAATATCTTATTTCGGTAATGGATCTGGCGGCGGCGGTGCTGGTAGCACAGGGAAATCTGGATCAAAGCCTGGTCACGCATATGGCGGAAGTGGAATGGCTTCTTCTATAACTGGATCAAGAGTGTTTTATTCTGGCGGTGGCGGTGGAGGAAATTATAATCACGTTTCTACTGATGCTGGAATTCCATATGGTGGAGTCGGTGGCGGCGGTACAGGAGCGTATTGGGGAGTTGGACTTGGAGTTGGACAAAGATTTGGAACACAAAACCCAAAAGAAGGTGAAGGTAATAGTGGCGGAGGCGGTGGTGGCGGATCAAACACTTCTTACGGAGCAAATGGTGGATCTGGTATCGTAGTCATTCGATACTCTCAGAATTTAGCACCAGCAGCATCAACTACTGGCGGTCCTCAGATACTATATAATAACGGATATCGAGTATATATTTGGACCAGTAGTGGTTCAATTACTTTCTAAAAAGAGGGAGACTTTAACATGGCGCATTTTGCAAAAGTAGAAAACGGTGTAGTCACACAGGTGATCGTGATTGACCAAGAGACACTCAACACAGGGCATTGGGGAGACCCATCATCTTGGATTCAAACCAGCTACAACACACAAGCTGGACAACATCCGGAAGGAAGACCTCTTCGTAAAAATTATGCTGGTATAGGATTTACTTATGACAGCGTAAGAGATGCTTTTATTCCACCAAAACCACATGCTTCTTGGTTGCTTGATGAAGCAACTTGTTTATGGAATCCTCCAGTAGCAAGACCGCAAGACGGAAAAATGTATGTATGGGATGAAGAAACAACTTCTTGGATTGAACCAGAAACGACAGTATCGGAGTAAATAGATATGCCTCAATATGGTGGAATTTGGACGCTGAGTCAAGTCGCTCAAGCAGTAAAAAATAATACTTGGGAAGGTGTTCCTCCAACCAGCATTGAGTATCTTGTAGTCGCTGGTGGTGGGGGCAGCGGTGCAGGTATTGATACTGGTGGTAATGGTGGTGGTGGAGCTGGAGGCTTTCGTCAAGATTTCACAAGCGTATCACCAGGAGTTTCTTATTATATTACAGTGGGTGGCGGAGGCGCTGGTTCATCGACTAACGGTGTCGCTGGAACAACTGGAACAAATTCTAGTTTTGGAGAATTTGGTGCAGGATCAGCAGCAATCATCTCACTTGGTGGTGGGGGAGGCGGATCAGCTGCATCTTCTTATGCTGGAGTTCCTGGAATTGGTGGATCTGGTGGCGGTGGTTGGGGATTAGATAGTTCTAGCTATCCACAATATTCTGGCTCAGCCGGAACAAACGAACAGGGAAATCGAGGCGGCGACGGATATAAAAATAACAATGGATATGGTGCAGGTGGAGGCGGTGGAGGTGCTGGATCTCCAGGAGGACATGCAAATGCATATGTTGCTGGCGGCAACGGCGGAATGGGTGCAGCTTCAGACATTACTGGTGTTCGAACAATGTACGCCGGTGGTGGCGGAGGCGGAGTTGATTCTCGCAATAGTGTAGGATATCAAGATATTAGTTCTACTATCATATATACGCCAGCAGGTGGCTTAGGCGGTGGTGGTAATGGTGCGTACGGCGGCACTACTGCGCCAACGGCAGGATCACCAAACACTGGAGGTGGAGCTGGTGGAGGCGCTATTGGATATTTGGGATCTAAATCTGGAGGAAGCGGTATTGTAGTAGTTCGCTATCCTGGAAACATCCAATACTACACTGGTGGAACTGTTGCATACAATAACGGATACATTTCGCACACGTTCTATTCATCTGGAACATTAGCTTCTACTACACCAACACTCTTTACAAATCCAGATTATCAGATTTCACGTTCTTTGAGGTTTAACAGTGCTGATGGCCCTATTCTAGAACGTGCAGGTAGTGCTGGTGGAAATCGCCAAACTTGGACTTGGAGCGGTTGGGTAAAACGCTCAAAACTTAACTCTAGTAATACTAATCCCCCTGTTTTTTTTGGTGCTAGTGATAGATCAGCTGGATCAGCACTCTTACAGTTTGGACTATATGGTTCTGACAGTGGTATAGATTGTATAAATTTTAATGAACAATCGGGCGGAAGTTATAATATAACTACTATAGCCAAGTTTAGGGATATGTCTGCATGGTATCACATAGTTTGTGCTTATGATACTACACAATCTACGGCTAGTGATAGAGTAAAAATTTATGTAAATGGTGTTCTACAAGCAATTACTAGTGGATCAACATATCCAACACAAAATACTAATGGATATGTTAACTATTCTGCATTCCCTTACTTTATAGGTGCGTATGATACCGGCACTACCAACTACACTACCAATGGCTACATAACTGAGGTAAATTTTATAGATGGTCAACAACTAGGTCCAGGTAGTTTTGGATATGTTGATCCAAATACTGGAGTTTGGTCGCCATCAAGATATGTTGGTAGTTACGGGACTAGGGGATTCTATCTAAACTTTGCTGATAATTCAAATATTACTGCTGGTACTCTAGGCAAAGACTTGTCTGGTAATGCAAATAATTTTACACCAACTAACCTTAGTGTCACGGCTGGTGTAGGCAATGATAGTTTTGTAGACTCACCAACAAACTACGGTACAGACACTGGTGCTGGTGGTGAAGTGCGTGGTAATTATGCTACTTTGAATAGATTAGATCTACCGGGAAGCAATAACACTCTTGCTAATGGAAATTTAGACAACTCAATGTCTGTAGGCGGACAATACGGAACTGCCGTGTCATCCATTTCAGTAAGTTCTGGAAAATGGTATGCAGAATTTACAATGGCTGGAACTACAGGTTTCATTGGAGTTTCTACTTCTGCCTATCAAAATACCATAGCTAATAACGAAGGTTACAATGGAAAGTTTTGGTATACTACAAACGGATATGCATATTATTCCGGTGATGGAAACAAATACAGATCAAATACCAATGCTGCATATGGCGCTACATATACAACAGGTGACATAATTGGCGTAGCATTAGATTTAGATGCAGGAACACTTGTATTTTATAAAAATGGAGCAAGTCAGGGAACTGCATATACAGGATTAAGTGGTACATTCACTATAAATGCAACTTCCGTCAGTGGCGTAACAATTTCAGCCAATTTTGGTCAACGTCCATTTGCATATACTGCGCCTAGTGGCTACAAAGCACTATGCACACAGAATTTACCAACCCCAACTATCGGATCAACTAGTGCGACATTAGCTACTAAGTTTATGGGAGTTGACTCTTGGTCTGCTACGGATAGTACAGCTCGTTCAATTAATACTGGTGTTGATATGGCCACTTATGGTGGTCTTTTGTGGATTAAAAATAGACCCATTACTCTCGATCACTATTTAGTAGATACGGTTCGAGGTTTCACAAAATATTTTGCAACTAATAAGACCGATGCTGAAAACACAGGCGACATTCAATTAGTTTCAACTCCTTATGGTGTTACTTTTAATACTGGTTCAGCATCACTTAATCAAGCAGCACAGGGGTATACCTGGGTCGGTTGGAATTGGGCTGCAGGTGGTGCTGCAGTAACTAATACTACTGGATCAATCTCAGCACAAGTTAGTGCTAACCCTTTGTCTGGATTTAGTATTGTAACTTATACTGGTACAGGTTCTAATGCTACTGTGGGACATGGGTTAGGTGTTGCGCCAAGTATGTTTATTGTCAAGAGGAGAAGTGATAGTGAAAACTGGTGTACTTATCATCAATCACTTGGGGCGACAAAGGCTTTATTTTTTAACCTTACGGATGCAGAAACAACAAATTCCGTGTTTTTTAATAATACAGCCCCAACTTCTAGTGTATTTTCAATCGGAACAAACCCTTCTATAAACTCAAATACTAGCACTTATGTTGCCTACTGTTGGGCAGAAGTTCCAGGATTTAGTAGAATTAGTAGTTATACTGGTAACGGTAGTACGGATGGTCCGTTTGTATACTGTGGATTTAGACCACGCTGGATAATGTTTAAACGTACAACTGCAACAGAAAATTGGACAATTTTTGACACTGTTCGTGATCCCTATAATATTGCTGGACGTAGAATACATCCTAGTTTAAATTCTGCAGAAACTGATGATACTGCCGGTACAACTATTATTGCTGATATTTTATCTAATGGATTTAAAATAAAGGGTACTGGAGTAAATATTAATGGTAGTGGAGATACATATATTTTTGCAGCTTTTGCTGAATCACCATTCAAATACTCAAGAGCACGATAAATCCATAAAATAAGAAATACTTCCCCTTATAAATAGAACATGAAATTTATAAGGGGAAGAAATGAGTACCAGCAAACCAGCATCAAGGGAAGAATTAAAGCAATTCTGTCTTAGACGATTGGGCGCACCTCTATTAGAAATTAACGT